AGTTTATTCACAATATATTGATGGTGGTATTACACCTGTTGTACTCGCTTTAGAAGAATTAGGATACTCTAGATACGGCGAAGTTAAATCACTATATAGCGATGAATATAAAAGAAAATTAAAAATACAAAGCACTAATAAAAAATATATTATGATTACTGGAGATAAATATTTCTCACCTAGCAAATACAGAAATGAAGAATTAAAAGCAATCACTAATGACAATAATAAAAATGGTGAAAAAATTAAGGTTGTTTTTATATCTAAAAGTGGTAGTGAAGGAATTGATTTTAAGTTTATAAGAAATGTTCATATAATGGAACCTTGGTATAATATGAATCGTTTAGAACAAATTATAGGAAGAGCTGTAAGAAATTGTAGTCATAAATTATTACCTCTTGAAGAAAGAAATGTATGCATATATTTTTATGCAACTTTATTAGAAAATAATCTTAAAGAAAGCATTGACCATTATGTTTACAGATTAGCTGAAAAGAAAGCTATACAAATTGGAAACATCACTAGAACATTGAAAGAAAGTTCAATTGATTGTTTATTAAACATTGAACAAAATAATTTCTCTTTTGAAAAAATGACAAATATTGAAATACCTATTAATTTATCAAATAAAAAAAATATCATATTTAAAGTTGGAGATAAACCGTATACATCAATATGCGATTATCAAGATACTTGCTATTATAAATGCTTGTATATTAATGATGATAAAATAGACAAAATTGATAAAATACCAAAAAAAGTAGATAATACTTATAATTTAACAAATATGCTACGTTCTAATAATGTTCTAATTAATAAAATTAGACAACTCTTTCAAGAAAAATACTTTTATACAAAAAAAGACTTGTTTTTTGAAATTAATAAAAATAAAGATAAAGAATATCCAAAAGAGCAAATTTACTCAGCATTGAATAAATTAATTGAAAATAAAAACAACTTTTTATTAGACAAATATGATAGAATAGGACATCTTATTAATGTTGAAGATATATATATTTATCAACCTAGTGATTTTGACGATACTAGATTAAATATGTATGAAAGAATAAATACTCAAAATAATAAAGCATCTATGATTCGCATTAAGCCAAATGAAGTTAAATATGAAGAAGAAAGAGAACGACCTAGTGAATCTTATAATTACAATATTAATATTGAAGAAATACAAAATATATATGATTCTATTTTACAATCAAAAAATAATTCTTTAGATAAAAATAATTTTACACTTAATCATATTTCTCAATTTATTAATGATGATAAAATATTAAAAAAATTAATAATTCATCATGTTTTTGATTATTTACATTACAGTAAAAAGATTGGAATTATTGAGTATTTTCAACAAAACGAAGAAAAGGGATTTTTTGAAAAAGAATTAAAAAAATATAGCGATAATTATCTTATCAAAAATGATATTGCAATTGGATTTATTCATCCACTCAAAAATGATGATTACGAATTATATGTAAAATATAATGATGAAGATAATTGGAAAAAAGGTAAAGAAGGGGATAGAAAAAATATACTTAATAATATAAAATCAAAATATCTTATTACTAATCCAGATAATAATGAAGATACTATTGGTTTCATTGTGAACTTTTTAGATAAAAATAGTAATAATTATTTACTTAAACTTAAAATAAAAAATATGTCTGATAATAAATCAACTGGTATTACTTTTGATTCAGCACCAAAAAGAAAGGCTGTACAAATTATTTCATCTATAACTAATAATAATTTCATAGATTCTATTAAAAGTATTCCAAATGAAAGACTATCTTTATTTGTAGAATTAATATTACGATATAAAAATCTTACAAAATTATCCTTTATGACACCAAATGAATATATAATTAATAAAATGTTTAATAGAAATATAAAACTATAAATATTATTATATACAATTTAAAAATTAAAAAATTTAAATATAATTTGTAATTCATCTATATTACAAATTAATGGAAACTGAATTATTATGCAAAAATGAAGATTGTTCACCAGTTATGGATGATACATATACTGAAAAATGTAATATATGCTCAGGATATTATGCAGATGATGGTTTAAATGATATTTTATTTATTGAAGAAAAACCAAATAATAAACGTGCAATATGTGATTTATGTAAAAAAACAATTAATATTGTTCAAATGAAAGGCACTGGACAATATATTTGTCAAAATTCATGCGATGAGGATGACGATGATTACTAGATTTATATTTTCAAATTAAAAATAAATATTTTACTAATTAAATATAATTATTAAAATTGATTTAATAATTATACTTGTATTATATAAATGAGCAAAATTATGAAAAGTGAAAAAGTTGAAAAAGTTGAAAAAACTGATAAAAAAGACACTCAAAAAAAAATAGGGATATTTAGTCCTATGGTATCCAATATTAATATAAATGTTAAATCATATTCTATTGGTGAAAATCTTAGAGAAGTACTTTCTAATATATTATCTAAAAAGATTGAAGGAAAATGCAATAAAGAAGGTTTCATTAAAAAAAATTCTTGTAATATTTTAAAATATTCTTCTGGTTTATTACAAGGTGATAGTGTCCGTTTTAATGTTGTTTATGAATGTCTAGTATGTTTGCCAGTTGAAAATATGGAAGTTGATTGTGTTGCAAAAAATATAACAAAAGCTGGTATTCGTGCTGAAATACCAGGATATGAAGTATCACCAATAATTATTTTCATAGCAAGAGACCATCATCACTCAAATAAATATTTTAACTCTATTAATGAAAATGATAATATACAAGTCAAAGTTATTGGAATAAGATTTGAATTAAATGATTCTTTTATATCAGTTATTGGAAGTTTAATTAATAAAAAAAAAGAAAAGATTAATATTGAATAAACTTAAATTTTAAAATTAATATTAACTACAATCTATAAATAATTTATCATTTTTCTATTTTTGTTTCATATATATTTTTTAATTCTTTATTATACTTAAATAAATCAACATTATTAGTCAACATCAGAAAGCATCTTAATGAAATTATAATATCATAATATGAATTGTGCAAATTCTTTGGCATTACATTAAATAATTTGTTGTGCAATTCATCTAATTTTGGAAATTTTATATATGTTCCAAGTGAATTAGTCGCTTCTAAATTACAAAGATCTTTTGAATTTTGCATAGTACAATAATACTCTTTATTTCTCAAATCTATGAATTCTCTATTATTTCTTAAATATTCTATTTTTAAAATATTAGAATCAAACTGTAGGTTGTGAGCAACAAGCAAATCACATTGTTTAAATAATTTATCAAATTTATCTAATACATTTGTTATATAATCACCCTTCAATGTATCTTGTTTTGTTATTCCATGAATCTTTGTACTATCTTCAGAAACAACAATATCATCTGGTATTTTTATAATACTATCTATTTTATCTATTATTTTCATTGTTTTTGTATCAAACAAAATACAACTAAATTGTACAATATAGGGTAAAATAGATAAATTATTCATTATATTTTTATCACTATTACTAAAATATTTCGGTAATAATCCAGTTGTTTCTGTATCAAAAATTAATATATGTCTCATTATTAAAAAAGTTTTTTATATCTTTATTTTCATATACGCAAAATCAATTTTAATTTTAAATTTTTACTTCAGCATAATTTTTACAAATTCCATATGTTTTCCTATGCCATTTTGTTATTCCATGTTTTTTTATTCCTTCCAAATGTTTTTTTGCACCATATCCTTTATTTGTATCAATAGCATATTTATCACTTAGTTCTGGATTTAATTCACACAATTCTTCAATATATTTATCTCTTTCCACCTTTGCTAATATTGATGCAGCTGCAATTGAACTATAACAACTATCTCCACTTTTGATTGTTAAATATGAAATATGTTTTTCATTATAATATAATTTAGTAAAATCATTACCATCTACTAATAAAAGACAATATTCTTCATTTATATTATTTTCTTTTATTAAATTTACAATTGCCTTGTGCATGCATTGATGAGTTGCACGTCTTATATTTATTTTATCTATAACATCTTCATCTTCATAAGAAACCGACCAATATAAAGCATTATTTTTTATATAATCTGCAGCTTCATTTATTTTCTTTTTTGATGTAAATTTTTTACTATCTTTTAAAATAGAATAATCAAAATTACTTTTAGGCAATACTACTGCACCACTATATACTCTTCCAAATAAAGGACCTCTTCCTGCTTCATCTACCCCTACTTCAATTACATCACTATCTTCATTACAATAAAATGCTTGCATTTATTATTCTAGTTAAATATAAATATTTATATCAATTTTATTATTTTTTATTCTACATTTAATACATAATGGTAAAAAGTATAATCCCAACAAAAATAAATTTTTATTCTATTTCTATTACTCTATTATTACTATTTGTAGCATATATTATTTATGATAACATTATGACAAAGAAAGAATATTATAAACAATTAAAAATAGAATCTATGGATAATATGGGTGAAAACAGTATTCATCGTAATATTAATTATGGAAATGAACCCGAATATGTTAATGCAAATCCAATGCTTCCTAATCCACAATCAACAACTACTAGAACAACGTCAAACACTTCAAACACTTCAAACACTTCAAACAATTTAAATCATAATGTATATGATTATATGAACTATTCTAAAAATAGAAGGGAAACACCAGAATCAACAGATGATAAACCTTTATTAACAAGAAAAGAATTTAATCAATTTATTAAAAATTTAGAAAATAAAAAATGCCCTCCATGTCCACCTTGTGCAAGATGTCCTGAACCATCATTTGAATGTAAAAAAGTACCAAATTACGATGTTATTAATCAATCATACTTACCTGAACAAGTTTCAAATCATTCTACTTATGGTATGTAATCTAAATAATTAGTTATAATTCTATATTAAAATTATAATTAATATAATATGAATATTGCATTAATTACAGGAATTACTGGACAAGATGGTTCTTATTTAGCAGAATTATTATTAAAAAAAAATTATATTGTATATGGTATCATAAGAAGAGCTTCTGATATTAATACTCAAAGAATTGACCATATTTATAATAATAAAAATTTAGAGTTAAGATATGGTGATTTATGCGATTCACTTAATATTTTAAAAATTATAGAAGAAATTAAAGAAAAATATAAAAACATGATTAGATTAGAAGTATATAATTTAGCTGCTATGAGTCATGTTAAAGTATCTTTTGATGTTCCTGAATATACAGGAAATATTGATGCACTAGGCACATTAAGACTACTTGATGCTATCCGTTCTGCTGGTTTAACTGCAAAAACTAGATTTTATCAAGCATCTACATCTGAATTATATGGTAAAGTACAAGAAGTTCCACAAAATGAAAATACACCATTTTATCCTAGAAGCCCTTATGGAGTCGCAAAATTGTATTCTTATTGGATTGTTAAGAATTACCGTGAAGCTTATGGAATGTACGCATGCAATGGTATTTTATTTAATCATGAAAGCCCACGTCGTGGACCTACATTTGTAACCAGAAAAATTACAAGAGAATTAGGTAAAATTATGAGAGGAGAAAGCGATAAAATTGTTCTAGGAAATATTGATGCTAAACGCGATTGGGGGTATGCTAAAGATTTTGTTTATGGAATGTGGTTAATGCTTCAACAAGAAGAACCTGACGATTTTGTATTATCTACAAATGAATTTCATAGTGTAAGAGAATTCGTTGAAAAAAGCTTTGCTATTAAAAATATTCAAATTTCATGGAAAGGAACTGGATTAGATGAAATCGGATATGATATAAATACAGGTAAAGAATATATATTTATATCTGATAAATATTTTAGACCAGCTGAAGTTGATGAGCTATTAGGAGACTCTACTAAAGCTAGAAACATTTTAAAATGGAAACCTGAAACATCTTTTGATGAATTAGTTAAATTAATGGTTGAATCTGACGCCTAAACTACCTTTGTACATTTATTATCTATCTCTATTGACTCACATTCATGTTTTTCTGGAACAATTTTTATAATACCTTTACTTTTTACTTTATGCAAAGGCTCAGTACAACCTTTATGTTTTTTTATTGTTTTTTTAAATTTAAAAATTTTTTTCTTTTTATTACCACATCTTGCTCTGAAATGTTCATATCTTTCTCTTACATCATCATATGATAAACCAGATTTTTTCTTTAACATTTTATTTATTAATTCATGTAAGTTATATATGTATGTTGAAAAGGTCTCTCTATTTTTCATACATTCATTTGTTAAAGGTAATGCTTTAAAATTATTCTTTAAATTTATTCTACAATATTTACAAGGTAATACATTTTTTAAACTTAATACAAAATTTTTGTAATTATTTTTTTGTTCTTTAGTCGGTTCATTTGGATAATTAAAACTTATTGTATGTAAAACATGCCAAAAACTTGGTCCCCATACAGATGTTAACATACCATCACCACTTTTATAATGCTCATTATTATATATTTTTTTCGTTGTTTTTTTTGTTATTTTTTTTACATTATTTTTTACATTCTTTTTTACATTCTTTTTTACATTCTTTTTTGTTCTTTTTCCTTCCTTCTTTGTAGTCATTAATATATGTATATATATTAATTACACCAATTATTTTATTTCACATATATACACTATCATCTGAATCTCATTTATTAATTATAAATTAAATCATTGCTAAAATCTTCTTAAATCCTGGTGTATCTTTTATATCACTATTTACATAAATTTTTGTCTCTTCTTTTACATATAAATTTTGTATTACCATTATTTTTGAATAGTAATCTTTATCACTTATAAAATTATTCTTATTTAATTCTAACAAACTACCATTTGGTAATCTAAACAACATATTTATAATAAATTCTTTATTCTAAATTTTTTTATTATATATTTATATTATGCTTCTAAAAAGTATTGATAAAACTATTAGCTCTGCAAGTGAATTATATCAAAGCTACAAAAGACCTATCATACTATTTTTTATATTAATTATTTTTAGTTATATTCTATATTATATTTATAATGCATATGTATTACCATTGTTAAATATTAAATATAGTGATAATAAAGAATTCGATACAAAAGAAAAGGGTGTTAAATATAATTTACATTTATTTTATGCAAACTGGTGTCCTCATTGTATTAAAGCTAAACCTCAATGGCAAAATTTAAAAAAGGATTATCACATGGATAATACTAATTATAAAAAAATTAGAGGCAACTCTTTATATTTTATTGAACATGATTGCACTGATGGTGGTGAAGAAAATAATATGGATAAATATGACGTTGAAGGTTTTCCAACGGTTATACTAGAAAAAGGAAACGACCTTGTATATTTTGACGCAAAACCAACATACGATAATTTAGTTAATTTTTTACAAACAAATGTTTAATTAAATAGTTATGTTTTTATATTTTTATATTTTAAAAATGTTTTAGCACAAATAACACCATTTTCATATAATTGTTCTCTGTATTCTTTATTATTTATTGTTTTTAATACAGAATCCATATTTACTCCATCACCAGGCATATGTATTTCATATTCTATTAAACTTTCTGTTATATCCTTATTTGATAATATTTTAAAATAATTAAAAAAACATTTTATATATTCATAAATTGATGATTTATCATCTATTCTATTATCTATTTTCTTATCTATTTCCTTATTTTGATTCTTTTTATTAAATACCCTAATTCCTAATACACTTTTTATTTCACAATTTTGCTCTTTTAAAATTATATCTATAGGATAATTTTTTATAACTGCACCATCTACATAATAATTATTTTTGTAATATAATGGTGATATTAATAATGGAACCGCTATTGACATATGTATTGCATCTAAAATTTTTAAATCTGGTTCATTTTCATAATTTATATTTATTAATGTAAAATCTTTTATATTTACTGTAAAACAATGAAAATCTATTTTTGTTTTTTCATACATTTCTTTTAAAGTTATTTCCATTGACAAATCTATCGAATCAAATAAACTTTTAAACATCTTTTCTATTATTACCTTACCATCATACATGCCCTTTAAATTTATTAAATTAAATATATTTGTACTATCAAAAGGAATTATCTTTTCCCATGGACAATTTATGAAAAAATTCTTTATTATTTCTATATCTATATTTAACATTATTAATAGTGCAATAATAGAACCAGATGATACCGAATAAATTGTCTTTATTTTTTTTATATCTATTATTTTGTACTTAAAAAATTCATCAAATAAACCTAAGTATGAAAATAATACTGGACCACCTCCACAAAATACTAAGTGCTCTATATTCATTATTTATTAATTAATTTATATTTATAAGTTTTTTTCTTTTAAAAATATATTAAATGACATCTATATTTAATTTAAATGATAATGACGATATTGATGATAATTTCTCTGAAAAAATTAATCTTGATGAACTCTATGAAAAAAAGAAAAATTATGATTTGAATAAATTATCTATTTTTAAAAAATTACTTGGACGTGTTCATGTTAGAATTAAAACAACCGCTAGACAAAAAATAGATTCTCAACATTGCTGGTTTGTTGTACCTGAAATGATTATAGGAGTCCCAAAATATGACCAAGGTGCTTGTATTGCTTTTTTAATGGATAAATTAAATGAAAATAATTTTGGAGTAAGATATATTCATCCGAATTTATTATTTATTTCTTGGAAACATTGGGTTCCTGAATATGTCAGAACTGAAATCAAAAAAAAAATGGGTATTCAGGTTGATGGAAACGGAAATTTAATTAATCAAAATGAAGAAACGGAAGATATTATTGAAAATAATCCTAATAATTTTATTATAAATAGCAAAAAAACTAGTGTTAACTTGACAAAAAAGGTTAACCCTAACCCTTTTAAACCAGTTAAAGCTTATAAACCATCCGGTATTTACAATAAAGATTTTTTTGGAGGATTTGATAAATAGATTAAAAAATAATACAATTAAATTATTTATATTATTTTTTATTTGTCACGATTTTTATTTTTTTAATAAAAAAAAGAATATTTCAAATTAACACTTTAATGTTATTATATTAATTATTCTAATTTAGTTATAATAAAAAAAAAATAGAGAGAAAGCATTAATTACTTAACGACGCATTTTTCTTGATTTTTTTGCTTTTGAATATTTTTTTTTGTATGTTTTTCTTTGTTTTTTTGATTTTCTTTTTGAACCACCAACTATAGGAGGAGCCATACTTCCTACAGCACTTACTGTGTTTCTTACTCCCTGAGCTAGATTGTGTCCAAGATGTGAAGCTCCATGTGCTACCTTGTGTGCAGCATGTACGGAATCACAATACATTGGATGTTTTTGTACTTCAATTGGATTTTCACAATTGATAAATGTAGGTCCACCATGTTTCATTGGAGGAGGTGTATCTTTTTGAAAAAAATTACCACCTTTTCTACCCTTTCTACCCTTTGAATATTTCTTTTTTCCACCTTGTTGTGGAGGAACAGGTTGCATTGACTGCATTGGTTGCATTGGTTGTGTTGGAGTATCAGGTACAGTTGTATGTGATGGTTGTTCCTCCTTTTTACCACCAGGTAAATAACTCATTATACTACTAAAAAGATTACCACCTCTAATTTTTTTTTGAGTTTTTTTTACCTTTCCCCCTTTTTTCATTGTTTTTGATTTAAAAACCATTATATATATATTTAACATAAAAATACTAAATATACATATTCATAATTATTTCTTTACCTTACGTAATTTATTAACCTTACGCATTTTTCGTGATTTATTCACTTTATGCATTTTTCGTGATTTATTCACTTTACGCATTTTTCTTGTTTTTTTGATTCCACCACCTCTTAAGCTACGTCTTAATCCAGCACCCATTATATATTAAATAAATATTTTATCTTACATATTTTCCTACTTTTACGAAAGAATCTGCAATATAAATAATAAATATTCCTAAAAATGTATATAAAACTAACTCTTCAGTTACATGGTCAGTTTTCTCATTCTTTTGTTGCTCTAATAATTTAATTACATAATCTAACTTTTTCTCTAAATATTTGTCTGTAGAAGGCATATTTTGAGTAAAATTATAGTCTGGAATATTATTTAATTCTTTTGTATAATATTTTTCAGCATATACTGGTTCATCATTTTCTTCTAAATATTCTTCTTCTGGATGAACTTCAAAATTTTCTACACTATATTCCATATTTTCATTATTTTCATTTTCATTATCCATCCTTTCTAATCCACTAGATTCAGCAATTGGAGGAGGATTAAAATTATATAAACTATCTTCATCCACTTCTTCATTTAAATTGTTATGTATATTTTCTAATGCAACAGATACTTTATTACTTGCTCCCAACTCTTTTCTTTTTCTTTTCTTTTTTATTTTATCACTCTGTTGATTATATGATTTCTTTTCATTATATGTTAATTTTTCATAAGATTCATCTATTGGAGAAGCATAAAAAGCTAAACTCATATTTAATATATTACCAGAAAAAGTTATTTTAAATTTACTTTTTTAAAATATTTATTAATATATATATAATGAAAAGCCCAATTTTAGCAATATTATTTATATTATTAGTCGGAATAACTATATTCACACCAGAATCTATTATAGAATTAAATTCTCATATTTTTGGTAAATCACTATTACTATTATTAATTATTTTAACTAGTTATCAAGATTTATATGCTGGTCTATTTACTTGTTTCCTATTAATATATGTACTTCACATATCAAATGAGTCATTTATTGAAAATTTAAAAAAAATGAAAAAAAATCTAACAGCAAACGAAATATTTGAGAGTAATGGCATATCTGGTTCAGCTATACCTGCAACAAAATTAGATAGAGTAAAAATAAGTAATGAAATCAGAAAACCAAAAAAAGCTAAGGTTGTTGATAAAAATGACGTTTTGAATGATGAAGAATTACCAACATCATTTATGCCGATTAATATTGAACAATTTTCAACTATTTAAAAATATTTACATATATTAAATGAACTTTACTAAAATATTTAAAACATTTAATTCATATTTATATTCTTTAAATGATAGCAAGTTTTTCGCTGGATTAGTTTTTATTATGCTTAATATTGGCTCTAAATATATTACTCTTAAATTTAGTAAATCACAAGAAGCTTATTTAAGATTAGTATTAAGCAGACAATTATTAATATTTTCAATAGCATGGATGGGTACTAGAGATATTTATACTGCATTTATAATTCTAGCAGTATTTGTTGTTTTAGCAGATTTTTTATTTAATGAAGAAAGTAGATTTTGTATATTACCAGAATCGTATAAAAAATTATATAAACTAATGGATGTTAATGACGATGGCATTTTAACAGAAGATGAAATTAACCAATCTATTAAAATTTTAGAAAAAGCAAAAAAATTAAAAATCAAAGAGTTAAGCAATCAAGCTTATAGCAAATTTCATAATTTAAAAAATAAAGATTATTAAATATTATTAAATATTATTAAATATTATTAAATACGTATAAATAATATAATAATTATTTTTATGTATTGTAATGCTAAATATTATTATATTCTTAATTGTTCTATTTATTTATTTACACATATATTATCAAATTAATACCAATGATGATTTGGAAGTTCTAGAAATAGAAAAACCAACAAAAGAAAAATTTGAAAAGATTTGTGATTTAAAATCACCATTTGTTTTTGATTACAATATTGATAATAAAATAAATATTAATGATAATTCAACTCTTAATATAAGAAATACAAATTCTAAAAATGATAATGAAAGCTTATATATACCTTTAAAATATGAAGATTCTATTAAATTATTCAAAAATGATGAAGCAAACTATTATAGTGAAAATAATATGGATTTTTTAGAAGAAACTAAAATTATTAAAAAACTAGAAGAAAATGATGGATTTTTAATGCCTAATTATACTGTTTTAAGAAATTATGATTTTTTAACAGGTAGTCAAAATTCATATACTTCACTAAGATATGAAATTAATTTTAGAAATTTTTTCCATATTGTTTCTGGAAAAGCTCAAATAAAATTAATCCCTCCAAATTACAGCAATAATTTATATCCTATTTACGATTATGAAAATTTTGAATTTTATTCTAAAATTAATCCTTGGAATGTTCAAGAACAATATAAAGTAGATTATAGCAAGGTTAAAAGTATATTACTAAACGTAAATGAAAATAAACTAGTAAATATTCCACCATATTGGTGGTACAGTATTAAATTTTTAGATGAAAATACTGAAATAATTTCTTTTAAATATAAAACTATTATGAGTAGTGTTGTAAATATTCCTTATAACATTATGCATTATTTACAAATGCAAAATATTAAACAAAAGGTTGTTAAAAATTATAGTGATTTTATTGTTGAAAATGAAGATGAAAATAGTCATGAAAATAATCCCAATACAATTAGTGAAAATATAAATGGGGGAAATATTAATATTAGTGATAACAAAGATATTATTAATTTAAATGATATTACTAATAATAATCCAATGTAATTTATAAAAATATTATAAATAATTTAAATATATATTTAATATATGAGATATATAAATATTTTAGTTATTTTATTATTGATTATACTAGTATATTTTACTGTTAATTATTTAAATAAAAGTTTAGAAAATTATGAAAATAAATATGATAAACATGATAAAGATGATAAAGATAATAAAAACACTTATAATAGTATACTGATACAATTTTTAAATGAAAAAATTGGCTCTTTTAAAAGCTTATATAAAACTGATTCTGA